GACCCTCCATATAACCTGGTTAATTATCCAGGTGGAGATACTAATGCTGTCAATCCAATCATTACCGAATTCGGTGTTGCATCGGTTGGATTCCCTCTTGGAGTCCTGACACCTTTTGTTGCTGAATGTGGACTTATTAAGTTCAACGTGAAAGCATTACATAACGGACTGGAAGTTACTCCTCCGTCACTTACTGTTCGAGTTAATTTGATGCCGGGTCCTTACAAGGGCGTTGCAGCAATTCCAATGGGGCAATGATTTCTATGGAATCTGTTGACACTGTAAAAGAAGTTGTACGTACAACTGCTGTTTTAAATCATCTAAAAAATAATCGATTGGAATATTTAATGACAATTGGGATTTTACACCTCTTGGGTGTCTCCGACTTATTCCTGACAAAAATGTCGGGGGTTTGCTTTTGAGTTGGAAACTTGGAAAAGCATTCAAGCGTGGCGGGAAAACTGTACGCTACGCATATAAAAACGGAAAGCGTTCTACTAAGAAGCTTGTCCGTAAAGTGGTCAACAAAAAGAATATGAAGGCAACCGCTAAGACAATTTTAGTCGGCGGAGTCTGGTATATTGTTGGCCGTATGGAAAGTAATCGATACGAACGTTCTGCGGGAGTTCGTGCACGTAACAGAAAACAGAGATGAAATCTATGTGTCCATTTTGTAGTTCGAACAAAATAAACAGCACTCAGATTGAGGCTGGCGAACAACCTATAGTTCACTATGTTTGTGAACGTTGTGACCAGGAGTGGGTTGAATGACTTCTGTCATGACCCTTCTTAGACTATATCGGGCACGTCATCAATTTGGAAAATATGCACGTGGACGTCAAAAGAGATCGTCGCCTATGATGGATGTTTATCCATCAGGGGACGAATTGATAACTGGTACTGCAAGTATCATGACTGAAACCTATTTCGGGTTGAATAAGTTGGAGTATCCTGATTTATCGAGGAATCGACAATTCCATTCATTGGCACTCTTGACAATTACTGGCCCTCATTCATATTTCATCTTTGAAATTTTTGATTTAAATGACATTTTGTTTTATTATCCTGATAAAACGGAATATTGGGATGATTAATTAACTGCCATTCCCACGTGGGACCATGGCGATAGTTCAATCGACAAATCAATCGTCCCTATTTGGGGCGGATGCAGGTTGTATTAACTGCGGGTTTGATTATTGTGGGTGCTGGCGATGAAACCTTCATGTCAGAACCGTGATAGATCTACGGCCAAATGTCGTAGGTCCTGTTGTAGAAAGACCAGGGTATTACCTGGACAAACAACCCAACAATTTAGGTTGGGTCAAAGTCATAGATGGTGCAGTTGCAGCCATAGACAAGAAACTCGAACGGGAGGATGTTGCGAACAACTCGCTGGAACATCCTACTGGTGTGCTTGCACGCCGAAATGATACACATCTTGGGTATCAAGTTTTTAGACCTCCACCTCCGGTGGAAAGGCGAAGAAGATGGAATCCTGGTGCATGCATCATGAGGCCACCTTTGGTTTGCTTCGGAGGGGGTAGGGGTATGGAGGTAAATATTCATAAGCCTCCTGCTTCCCCATAGGGCCACATGGCCCGTAGAAAATCATCCAAGAGTCGCAAGATTCAGAAAGCGACACGTCAGTTAACCTTCCTCATGGGAGGTGGTGATCAATACGTCGATATTGCTCAAAGTTTGAGCATCGTGAATAGGAAACTGTTCAAGCAAGGCTATTGCTACGGCATAGAATCTGTTGAGTTTGCTTGGGCTGCGGAACCTGCACCCGCAACTGCTCCAGATACAATTACTCTAACCGCTATGACTGCGGGAGATAATTGGGTTGTTCATAATGCTCATGTTAAAGGACATGCATTATGGAATGAGATGAACCAGTTGGTTCTCGATGACAATCCATCAGTTCAAGGAAAGTGGCATGATTACAAGGTTCATCTTGATGCCCAACACTTTGCTTCTACGAATCTGATACCACGAGATGGTGGTTTAATCTCGTATAGCCAGGGCGAGTGGGTTTACTCCACGTACGTTATGCCTCAGCATGATGTTGACCCTGTAACAGGCAATCCTTTGGATGCCCATGAAGTTAAGGCTCACTTGATTGGAGACAATTCCGGTGTTCCTAACCCGGCAACAACTGTCTCCATTGGCCTTATCAAAGCCTATGAAGAATCTCGAGCTACTGTTTTCGACAATAATCCCAATGTTCCTGCTGGGATGTCGACATCATTCTTCAGTTTGTTAACTGACTCTGGCAGTCAAGAACCCGAGTTGGCCGATGTAATTGAATTTGCCAACGATGACCCTCCATATAACCTGGTTAATTATCCAGGTGGAGATACTAATGCTGTCAATCCAATCATTACCGAATTCGGTGTTGCATCGGTTGGATTCC